TCGTGCGCTGTGCATTTGGGGTTTGGACAGCTCCCCCTGAGTTGTTGGTGGGCACGGTGGCCCCCTCTATGTACGTGGGTGTACTCTGTCCCGCATGGAATGAGTGGGTCTTCCCCATCCCCATCATGTCGCAGCGGGAACGCACAGACGTGGCCATGGCGCCACCAGGCATCCTCGTCCTTCCACGGACCAGGTAGTTTGCCTTTGTGGAGACCAGTGGACACTCCCTCGTAACACACCTTATCCATCGCCAAGTCTTTGTTGTCGACCTTGACGCGGAGCGCAGCAGGTAACGCGGGTGTAACAGTTGGTACAGCAGAGCTGCTTCCCCGGACGACCTGGGGACCAACTGACGCGTCGGGATGACATAGCACATCAGCACGGGGTGGGTTGGGTTGAACTCCCTTCCCCGTGTCCGTCGGAGGCACGGAAAGCTCCCCCTGGAGCAGATCCAGCATCCCCTCTTTCGCCAATTCTGCAGGCATGTTGATTGCCCGCAGGTACGTCTCTGCGTTGTCGTGAAGCGGTTGATCCGGGTCGAATCCTCGTTCGCGTGCAGCAACGTCCAGAGCCTCCCATATTTCGCCGCGGCGTTTCGCCTCGACATCCTGTGCCTTGCCCCTGCGGACCGGCCATTTGGGAACCCCCTGTCCATCTACATCGACCCAGTCCTCTCCATTCTCGAAGAGGAGCCATTCATGCATCACGTTGCCGCTCACTTCGGCATTATCCAATTCCGCCCGTACTTCCGCCACTAGCTCGGTCAGAGAGCCGAGGGAGCAGTTCATCTCGGGATCGAGACGCAGCTCATCCTGACTCACCACCTGCTTGTCCATGCCGCCCTTGATGGCTCTCATCGCGTAGGCATGCCCCGCGTGGAAAATGAACCACCTAACGAACGGCATCTGGCGGCATTCTGCAGCCCGCCTGAGCGTCATTGTCGCGTATTCTGCCTGGATGTTGATTGGCAGAACCGGTCCCTGCTCGCCCTCCTTCAGGACAAACGAAGGGACCGTGCTGACGATCGTACGCTCCAAGTTGCGTCCGGCCTTTGATAGCGCGTAGAATATCGATCCGCCCCTGGCGGCCCTCACATACCTTGAAAGAACTTCTACGGCTCCGCGTGCGATCTTGGGGACGATAGTTTTCCCGTAGAGCGCCCACCGCTCGATGCAGTGGCGCCTTGTGAACCAAACGCACGACATCGCAACGTCGTCTCCGTCGCCTACGTTGATTGGCAGCTCCGCTGCCTCCGCATCCGTCGTCGTCGTGAGCCCTGCCTTTATGAATTTGGCGAGGGTCGCGCGTGCCTTTCCCGTGAGACGGGAGCGCTGTGCGTCCGCGAGCCACTCGGCAAGCTGGATTCCTCCTGCCGTGGTGGAATCCGTGAGACCAAAGCGCGCCACCAGGTCCTCCGGTGTGTCATTCTCGACCAACGCATCCTGTC